GCCAGAGTTGCCAGATGCATTGTTGTTGTTGTTGTTCATCGTTCCAGATAAACGGTTCTCTTCTCGCTTCTCTCTTCGATTAGCGTACGGTAAAGATTTCAAACCCGGGTGCGACCCAAACGGTAGGCCAAGTGGTAATTTCCCGCTCTGCCCAAAGCGAATTGATTTCTGGCTCAACTCGCAAAGCCCACCCCAAGCCGGGGTCTCAGTTCAGCTTGAGGCCCATCTTCTTCGCAAGATGGGCACGCTTCTTGGACCAATCAACCAAGTAAGCCTTGTATTCCGCAGGAGGTTCACCCTGACGCTGTTTACGCGGAGTCCAAGAACGAGGGTCAACTTTAGGTTTCGACTCACTCGCTACTGTCGTTTTCACTGCAGATTCACGGGCCAATGTGGGTAGCCCCTTTCGCACGCGCTTGCCTCCTTCCCCAACCATGGGAACAAGCTTGGCAGCGGCTTCCACTACAGTCATCGCACTGAGTTGTGGTGATTTGTGATCACTGGCGGCACGATCCGCCTGCTCACTCTGGTGTTCAACGACTGGCTCTACATGTGCGAGCATAATTTTGATTTCCTCAATGCACTTTGCTTCTGCCGATTTCATGTCGGCTTCATCGGTCAAAGGACGAGTTCCGTCTAATTCTTCCTTGTCCTTGGCAACAAGGGCATCCACACTGGGTTTGGGTGCGGGTACAAGCAACTCCTCGCCTACGACCATAGGCTGTTTCACTGTCGGGGTCTCGACGTTGGCGGAGGTGCAAAGGGGCGCTTTCAACAGCAGCTCAGGATCCCTGGTCTCGTAGATCTGTTCAATCCACGTCTCAAATCGCTCCCAATGGAAGTCAGGGACAGACTTTCTGAACGTCTCTCCCATCCAGCCTGAATCCTCATTCGGCCAGTTCGACTCGAGTGAATGCTTGCCGTCCCACGGCATCAGCACTCCTTCCACGCGCTCACCAAGTAGCTCGTGGGATGCGCGGACAATCGCTCCAATAACTGGCGAATTCCTGTCCATTCGGTAATATCCCGATGCGCGCTCCGCAAACCGCTCCAATGGATACGGCAGTGTTGCGGGCCCCACCCAAAACTTCGACAGCAGTCTGGATGGGTTGGCCATGGAGCTCACATCTCCAGTCCAGACGTAGGGTCCAAACCAGCGGTTCAAAAAGTTGACCCCGGCCTCTCCTCTACGCACGACTTCAATCTCATAGTCCTGGCCCATCAACTCCGCGCTCTTCTTCAGTGCTGCGGGGTCAATGGCGCCTTCCAGGCTATCATCTCCTCCATAGATGCCCAGCTTGGCCCACGCCTGTGCTGGAGTCAACTTCACGCCATTCACGGTGGTGTTACGCCATCCGCAATATCCAATGAATGCGCTCAGTATAGAGTTGAAGTCAGAAGTCTCAAGCGATCCGCTTCCACGTCCATAGCCCGTGAAATAGCGGCGCCCCTCGGTGGTAACACCCGGCAGGGCAATCTGCGCATCCATTTTCTCAGTCAGATCGGCATGGTACTGACGATGAAAATAACGGAGCATACAAATTCGCTCAAGAATGCGGGCCATTCGCTTGACGTGACCATCAAAACGCGAACCGTCCGCCATGGCAGAGTGGGCTTCCGTGGCTAGGATGTCACAGACCCTTTGGGCACACTCCGCCGGAGTCTTCGCAAAGGCATACCAATCCTGTTGCGTCATGACTCCTTCGTGAAAAGCATACATATAGCACGAGTACGCTAGTTTCTCAGGCATCTGGGAGATGTTGCGAGGGTCGCTCGGCTTGACAGCGGCCTCTTTCTTTACGAATGCCTTCACAACCTTCTTGACTGCCGGTCCGGTCACACCAGCTTCGTCAAGGATCGCCCTCTGGGAAGGGCGGTCCTGTTTATCATGTACTGCATCATGATCAACAGGCACCCCAATATGCGGAAAGGGAATGAGAAATTCCGCAAACTCGACCATGTAACCGGCCAAGGTGGGGGGTACGGGCTGCTCCACTTCGATCTCCCCGCCTTTCGAATGGAACTGCTCAACGCGCCCTACAATGCATCGGTCATCAGAAGCCAGACTCGTAGCATATGCGTAGGAAGGGCCAATCAACGGGCTCCCAAAACCTTTCAACGGAACAGGCGCGTCGTAGTCGTGCTTTGCAAACCATATTGGTACGCTCGACTCCGTAGGTGGATACACGACAGGCGGGCTGTCGACGAAGCCACTTCGCAAATACCCAGCGATAGTGGCAGCCTGCCCAGGAAGCATCCTTTCAGTGGGCAGACCCAGGACATCAGTCGGCGCGATGTTCGAAGCGACCA